TGCATTTGCTGCAGTGTAATCTGAGTTTTCAACGTCTGTTGATAAACCTACAACTCTAAAATTAGCGCCAGCATTTGTTGTAAAACTACCACCATCAATAACAACGTTTGAGATTCCATCAATTGAAGAACCCGCACTGTATGTTGCGATGTTACAGTTTGTACCTACTTGTGCTTGACCACCGTTAGTGTCATCTACTTTGACCTCGAATACTACATTCGGATCATCGATGACAAATGCTTTAATATCAGCCGCTGCTATGCTGCCTGGGTAATGATTAGAAAAGGTCGGCTTTCCTGTCGTTGGATCAGTGTATTCGCAACCATTAAAAATACCTAAGATTTCAGCACCAGCAGAAGAACCGACATCAATAGCACCATTAGCGACCAGTATAACTGGATCGCCTTGATATATTGCGGACGCCTCATTATTAGCGATAGTGTACTCAGTTTGGCCTTGACCATTGTAAGCAGCACCTAGCATTTTGATAGGACGAAATCCGAAATATCCAGCTTGATTTGCCATAGTTCATCTCCTTATTATTAAGCAACCTATTCAGATTTTTTAGATCCTCCAAAGGTTACTTTGGTCTGCCTATCGACATTGATAGGCATACTAGGATGTTGTTCTCTCAGCGGATCGTCTTCCCAAGCTTGAGTCTGTTGATCAGTCTTTTGCTTGTAGTGAGCGTTACGCTCATTAACGGTTTCCACTGGCATTCTTGCCAATAGCAAGTCACCAACACTGATGACACCCTCATAAGCTTTGATACTTCCGTTGTAAGCAGAGTAGGTTCCTTGGGTTGATTCGTCAGCTCTCACTAACTCCCAACCTTCTCTGAGTCTGGCATTGATATTTTTTGTATCATCTGCCCCATTTACACGATGACGAAGCCATCTTTGCTTATATCCATCAGGACATGGTGGTGCGTCTAACTGAGACGGTGGCGCCCAAGGTTTTCTTCTTTCCTCAGTTGCCCTTGTTTGTGCACTTCTTGGTGTTTTTGAATCTGTCATTTTGTACCTCCTTAAACGTACTTAGCATATTCGGCTAAGGGAACCCCTAGCTTTTTTGCTATTTTAACTTGACTAGCGGTCAACTTAACAGACTTGCGCCCAGTGGTTGCAGACCTTGATGCAGAAGCGACTGGTTGGGCGATCTTAGCACTTCTGGTAGCCTGATCCGAGTCTTGGAAAGACTCTGGAAACTTGTTTTTAACTCTATTAGTCAATTCATTATAATAATCATCTGATTCTGTGTCAAATCCTTCTGCTACTAAACCTCTATGTATTCTTTGAGCATAATCTGTCATTTCTGAATCGTTCCTAAACCAAGTATTTTTTTCAGCCCACGCCAAAGCTTTCTGTGAAGGCTGAGGTCTTTCAGTAGTGGGTTGTGAATAGGTTTGCTGTTCTTTTTCCAACTCCTTTTGGAAGTCTTCATATTCTTGCTCCTTTTTAGATTTAGTTACTCTAATTCTTTCAGCTTCAAGATCTAACTTAGTTAATGCAGCTCTTGCTTCTTCCTCAAGTTGGTAATCACCCGCCTCTCTTGCTTTTATAAGATTTTGTCTTGCAAGATCAGCAGCCATCTTGTTTCGCACTTCACTCTCTGACATGTAACCTTTGTCAATGTCATAAGTTTTCTTTTTTGTTTCAGCTAATTCACGCTGAACATTTTGTGCAAATTGTAAAGCAGCATCTTTTTCTCTTTCAGCCTCACGAACTTTATAAGTTAATTTATCAATTCGTTTTTTGACTTTATCTGAGTATTGATCCATTTCATCAGATTGTTTTTCATCTTGAACCTCAACCTTTGGTTCTAATGGATCTTTTTCATCTGTTTTTACTTCTTCGTAAACGTCTGGTTTAACCGTGCCGTGTGACTTATCTTCAAGCTCGACTTCTGCACCTTCTCCTGATGTATCAAGATCAACCAGCTTTTCGTCTTTTGCAGTATTTAGTTCTGTTTGCATGGTACCTCCATGTTATAGTATTGTTAGTATGTCCTCTGGATTATCAACAGTTCCGAGTATCTCGTCATCGTTAAGTAATCTTACCTCTCCTCCATCTATCTTTATTCTTGAACCAGCGTATCTGCCAAACACGACCCAATCACCTTGTTTACACCAAGGACCATTAGGAAACTTTTGTTCATCTTGATAAGCATCGTCTCCAACGGCTAACACCATTGCAACGGATGCAGTCAATTGTGAATCTTCCATGGTTTTATCTGTCAATAAAATACCACCCTTAGTTTTTTTCTCAGCCTTAAAAGGTAATACTAAAATTCTCCAGCCAACAGGTTTTGGAAGTTTATCTATTTCAGTTTTTTTTGGATCAACACCTTTAGAAGGGTTGTCTAATTTTGCTTTTACGTGATCAGGCACGTATAATGTTTTAGTCATCAATTTTCTCCTCTTGTTCCAGCAGGCGAGAAAGCTCCTGTTGGCACATGTCTATCATGTGTATCTTTCCTAAAATATACTTATATTCTTCAAATTTTTCAACCCCTTGAGAAAGCATTTCTAAAAGATTTTCTCTCATGGATTTTAATTCTTTTTGATAATTGTGAATAATAAAAATACTCATACGTATATATTTACTCCTGGTATCTGTTTCTCAAACTGTTGATTTTCTCCATCTTTACTACAGTACCAAGTTTGTTCATAACCTTGATTTACTCCATATTTTCTATGTTTACATTCTCCTAACCCCTCTTTAACTGCGACTTCTACAGATTTTAAAGAATAATCATCACCAAACATGACGCCATTCGATTTAAGTTTAGGATACCAATTTATAATATCGTCCTTAACTGCATCGTATTCATGAGCTCCATCAATCATTATAAAATCTATTTCTTCATCTTCAAATTTATTGAGTATGTCAGGATTGTCTGATCTCCCTTGAATTGGAATTACCATATCTCTGCCTATAAAAAATTTTAAATTATCTCTAAAAATATTGTAAAAATTTTTTGGTAGTTTTATGTTGGCATGTTCTGATGAACCTTCAAAGGTATCGACACAGTAGATAGTTACATCTAATTTGTTAGCATTATATAAGGATGTAGCTAAATAATGTGTTGACCTACCGAGAAAAGATCCTATTTCTAAAATTTTTCCATTTGGATCTATTCGATCAACAATGACATCATAAGTTTCTGAGTAATTAAACCAACCCGGTATATTAAAATACGTTTGTTTCATAGTTAAGCTTTCCTTTTTTGTTTGTCTTAACTATTTGTATCTTTTTAGGTGGTATTTGCAACCCTTGTGATAGTGGTCCTTTTTTAGGAGGAACTGTTTTCGTTAGTTTCTTCTTCATGTTCACACCTTACACATTCACACATACAGGGAGTTCCTAAATTACAATGACATATACATCCACAAGAAGTACACGTTGTCATTTTCTCTTGATTACCTTTTGTAAAGTTTTTGCTTGATTAGCATGAGATCTTGAAGCTTTTTTCAAAGCACCAATTACCTTCTTGACTCTTTTTCTTGCTTGTTTTTTCATTATTTCTTCTTAGAAATCATTCCTTTAATACCAGGTGCCGCCCTTACTCCCAGACTGACACTGCAGGCTAAATACAAGAGATGGGTATAATACTCCGGCAAACTTTCCAAAATTTGAAACCCACGTTCAATGTGTGGTTGCATGAAAGGTAAGAAGGCACAAATTGCAGGAACCATTAAAGCGAGTAAAACAAACTCATCTTTCCAGCTCCCGGACATTTGATTGACCGCACTGGCTTCCCACGAGATTTTTCCTGCGATTTGCTGCTCTTTAAGGCTCTTCTGTGCCTTAATCTCAGTCAGTTTTAGGTCTGCTTTAGCTTTTTTTGTCTCAACGAAGCCTTTGACCGCATCTCCCACCATATTTGCGATGGGTCCTACTAAAAAATTCATCATTTTTTCTTTACTCCTTTAATTTTTCCCTTGTTTATACTTGCATAAAAGACTTTTGCGCCTTCTTTTTTGCCATATGTCTTACTCATGGCCTTTTTTATCTTTTTACCCTTCTTGTTTAGGGGCATTTGTTCTCTCTCTAGCAACATTTGCTCTTAATTCTGCTAAATCATAGTCTTTTTGTAGTTTTGCAGAGTCAAGCATCTGTTTATAGTCAAATTGATTCTCTTTTAGAGCTTGATTTTCACCTTTTAACTGTGCTTCCATCTCCATTTCAGCCTGTCTTAGTGATAATTCTTGTTGTTTAAGTAAAACAAGAGGGTCAACCTGTTGATCTTGTAAAACTTCTTGCTCTTCAGCAATCATTTGTTCAGTAATTTTGATAATTTCTTCATTGATTAGCTTATCTCTCGCCATTTGAAGCTGTTGCATTTGTTCAGGTGGTATTTGATCACCAAATTGTTGACGTAATTTTTCAGCTTCTTGCACTAATGCTTTCTCAACAAGCTGAGTTGCGAGTAAAGACACGTGTTGATTGATATGAGAAACCAAAGTTACTATTGCCATAGGGTTAGTTTTTACCAAACTAGATGATAAAAATATTCTATGTGCTTTTATATGCTGTGCGTGATCTTGTTGTGGAAAAGCTTGTAGCGGTGCACCTCGTAAAGTAACACTGTGCTCCATCGCAGGATCCATCGGTTGTGGTCCTTTTGGTAAAGGTAATATTTGTTCAACATCTTTTACACCTAATGCAATATACATTCTTCTGTATGCTTCATACAAATTGTGCATTTGTGGATTTGATTGTGCGAGTTGTAATTGATTTTGTGCCAACGTCACACGTTGAGACATTGAGAAAATATTCGGATCAGATACAGGTAAGATATCGATGTTGTCATCGAAGTCAGCCATCTTGATTTCTCTTGGACCGCCCGCAACTGCATAAGGATAAACAGGTGGTAGCACTAATTTGAAAATTTTAGCTAAGAGTTCAAATTCTTTTTTCTGTGCATAGTGTAATCTTTTGTGAACAGCAGACATAACTTTGGTGCCACGTTCCATAAGAGCCATGGTTGTACCGACTGGCGTTTGTGAACTACCAATTTCAGATAGTTGCATATCTGCAACAGTTGCAAATTGTTTTGCGGCATCAACACAAAAACCTAAAAGCTGCATTAAAGTTTGATCAGGTCCTTTGTAAGGCAGAGGCATTAATGCTTCACGAATGATTCCATTAGGTGCATCCACATCTCTAAACTCACCAGGTTGTAAAGGTTGATCATCATCACGTATTCTCAAACCACGTGATTTGAAACCAGCAGGTAGATTAGATAATGTTCCTGCATCAAGTAATTGTCTTAAAGCTGATGTAGCAGATCTTGTCAATCCACCAATCATGTGAATCAATCCAAAGCCATAAAAACCTAGACCAGGTAAAAACTTGTAATGAACAAAATATTCATTTTTATTTTTTAACGAATCGTTCTCATCATAATTTCTGTAGATAGATAAAACAGTATTATTACTTCTATCTATCGTAACAATGTAAGGAAGTTTGATACCACTGGGCTCACCATTTCTAGAATTTATATCTTCGAAACCTTCTAAGTCTAAATCAACATGCATCTCATATAGTTCAGCCATGTCATCTATTGCATACTGACCAGGACTCTCACCATCAATTTCATCTTTCTTTTCTTGTAAACCATTTTCATAAGCACCATCGTAACCTGCTGTTGGTGTATCTAAATAAAATCCAGAAACTTGTTTTTTTCTTAAATCATTTTTAGACATTTTAAGAACTTGTGTAATTCTTTCACAAGTATCTAAATCAGAACAACCATATGGAACGATGACATCTTCAGCAGGAACAAATTTAGAAGTTGCTCTGCCTAATACTTCATCGTAATAAACTTTTTTAAATGCACTACCTGATAAAGGTAATTGAAATAACAGTTGATCCATCTCTGGATTGTAGTCATCCATGACATGAGTAATCTCATAGTTCATGTAATCTTTGACACGTTCTGCTGCTTGTTGTAATTCTGGTGAGTTTGCTCCTACAACTTGTGTGCGTACAGGTCCATCACTTGGTAATAGCTCTACATAAGCCATTGCCTGAAACTGTGTAACAGCTTGAGCTAAAACAGGATGATTAACGCTAGCAGCACCACGGAACGGACGAGTGCGTTCTTCGTATTTAAATCCAAGTAAGTCTAAACCTTTTGTGTAAGATTGTTCCCAATCTTCTCTTGTTGATTTATCATTATCAACTTTATCAACTAATTCGTTTGCAATAGCTTGTAAGTATCCCTCATCTAAAACTTCTGCAAGGTTAGATGAAAAGCCTGCAGCAATAGGTGTCTCATCCTCAGGAGAAACCACTGCAGAACCATCCTCTTCAATAATTACATCAGGCTCAACTGCTCCTGTATCTAAGTCAACTTCTTGACCAACTTTCTCAACCTCCAAATCTTCTCCACCACCAGGACCTAGTGGGTTTTCATTTTGAGGATTTGGAACGTTTGAGTTAAACTTTTCTACCATTATATTCTCCGTAAATATCAGTTATTGAAACTAAACCATCAGAAGCGATTTTACCACCATCTTTTTTGCGGAATAGGAACATTGGCCCTTGTTTGCTTGTTTCTTCGGGTAAGGTTAATACAAACATGGGTGTTTCTGAAGGATTATATTCTTGTATAATTCTAATAATATTGTCTTCGTTAAAACCATCAGGTGGTGTTTCCAATTTATAACCAATCGTTGTTCTTTCATCATCTGGTCTTACTATGAATTCTGAAAATTGATTTGGTGCTATTTCTCTTCTTAACAAAATAGAATTATCTCCATAAGTTTTAAGCTCCTTCATAATTCTTGCATCAAAGTAATCCTTCGGCTTAATGACAGTTTTATCTAAATCATCTGTTGTATCGAGAATCTCTTCTCCACCCGCACCTTTATTAATATATTTATATCCAAACTTACCTTTGGTTTTATCTATGACTTGTTCAATTTCAACATTACCACCATATTTCTTTGCGATATTTTTCATTTGTTGAACAGCAATTTTATCATAAATAGTTTTAAACTTTTCTGCCGCTGGTCCACTAGGATCTTTATTCCATCTCATATTGACAAACTCTGCAGGCATAATGGCAATTTTGTTAATACCGTTTGAACGTGCATCTTGAATGGTGGCTTTAAGCATCATGTCAATCCAATCAGGTCCTTTGTTAAATGGAATAGAAGGAAAAGTTTCAAGTTTTTTTCCACGATACTGAGCAGGTAAATCTTGGTCTTGAGCTGATCTTAAAATATCATCTGATTGACTTTCCGAAGTAACAAAAACATCTTTTAATTGATCATCAAAGTTTTGTTGTCTGTTAAGCTCAAACAATTTGTTAAATTGTTCTCTGCCTTGTACTTGTAAATCTACAATTTTGTTTTGATAGTTAGGATCTACAACTTGAAATTTATTTTGATTTGCAATCGCTTGAATCTTTGTTTGCAATTCAGCTAGATTTGATTGTATATCTGGTGCCATTGTTTCTAAAATTAATGGCTTCGATGGTTTTGTAAGATTTGTATTTTTTAAGAACTCAACACGTGCGTTTGGATATTGAGTTTCCAAAGCTCTAAGCTGATCTCCAAAATACGCATCAGTAGGATCTCGCATTAATTTTTCTTGTAAAAATCTTTTTTTATTTTCTATATTTTGTACAAGAGCTCCTAGTCTTTCTTGTTCCTTTTTTAATTTTGTAAGGTAATCTGTTTGTAGCTCTTGTATGACAGCAACATCATCTCCTTGCACGTTTTTGTAATCTGCAACACGAGCAAAAGCTAAAATGTTTGGTTCTTTAGAATAATGTGATGTGTTAAAGTAAGGTTCTTTTTGACCTGGAAGTTCTGGTGCATTAACTAATATCTCACGATAATTTTCACCCGCTTCATCAATTCTTACGTTACCTGCACCTTTATGTTCAGGTCTTCCTTGTAGAGAGTTAAAGTTAACAACGTCCCTATCTGTATCTGGTCGGTCAGGTACATCACTTTTTTTGACAAATATTTCAATGTTGGCGATGGGTGACTTTTCAAAGACATCAATCAATGTTTCTTGACTTACCTTTTGACCTGGTAAGAATTTAATAGAATCTTCTAAATATGAACTAATACCAGAATCGTTTAATTCGCTTTCAGAAACATTTTTACCCTTTGCTAAAAAATTCATCCACTCATTTGGTGCTGCATTTTTAGGTGCATTAGGATCAGTGATTGCACCTAGTAGGTAAGATTGAAACGGAAAGTCACCTGGATTGACTTTAGGTTTCATAGGTGGTGGAACTGTAAAATCTTCGATAGGATCAGTAGCCTTAGGCATCGTAGGAACGTCAGTCACCTTGTTGGGTGTGAGCATCGCTTTAACTTTACCAAGACCTTTGAAAATATTGATTGGATTAAATGCTTGTAAGTTTCCTGACTCTACTGCTTGTTTAAAGAAATCTTGACCTTGGAAGGCAGGATCGTCTGCGAACTGTTGTTGATTGATGTTGGTCAACGGATCACCGCCAATGGCCATTTTGACAGGTCCGCCTCTTTTTAGGCTTTTTATATATCCCAAACCTTTTTCTCTTTTTGGTTTTGTTCTAAAATCTTCAGGGCTAATATTATTTTCAACTGCATAATTCAAAGCGTTTGTTAAGGCTTCTTTATACTGATCAATTTTCGTATCTAAATCAATTGCCTTAGGGTTTTCTACACCGAATATTTGAGTTTCATTTTTTGCACCTTTTAATGTAGGGACAACAGCACGTAATCCTCTTTCTTTGTAAATATCATCAATTGCTTCAGCAACTTCTTTTAAAAATACATCTTG